GGCGCATTGACCCCTGATTTTTGCATGTCAGTTACAATATTACTAACAGCCTCTTTTCTGGGGGTCAATCCAAAACTAGTAGGAGCATCACTAGTGGCATTGCTAATTTTGGACATAACATTGCCACTAGCGTCTGTTATCTCCGTACTTAACACACGGCCTTGTCCATCGACAATTCTTCGAGTAAATGTGCCATCCCCATTTGGAATAGTGTTTGCCCCTCTTGGTTGCGCTGCTCCCCCTTTAGTAGGAGTAAACGTCCCGCCTTGCTCTTTTATGTACTGCTGAGAATCAAGATCAAGTGCGTTAGATTCCAAGTCAGGGAGCTTTGTTCCAGAATCAGCCGCGGTTTTTGCAGCATTGGTTGCCGCATTATCGACATCTACTTTTGGTGCGCCGCTCATGAATGCCGTGCCGCCAGAAATAGCACCTTCCACCAGACCGCTCTTCAACGACTCTTTCAAGCTCTGCCCAGATATCAGTCCCGCGCCGGTACCGGTGATTGCACCAGTTATGGCCGCATTAGCCGCAGCATTGGTCACCCCTACCGCAGCGGTGTATTTACCGATGAAGTTGCCCACAGGACCGCCGGGGGCACCGATAAATCCTGTTGCAGCAGATGTCAGAATCGACTTCATATCGCCGCCCGACAAGGCTGTCACAGTGCCTGAAGCCAGTGCCCCTGTAACACCTGCCGCCGTAGCTGCGGACAATCCGGGCATCAGCGCCCCGACTGCTGGTCCGAGGACCATGCCTAACGCAATGGTGCCAATGATTCGGCCAATCGGGCTGGACAACGCTTTTTTCAAAGCCTTGCCTACGCGCTTAAAGGTTTTTCCAACGGCCTTAAATACGCTCTTTAAAAAGAACTCAGGCAATCCTGTTCTTGGGTTAATCGTCCCCGAGCCGCCACGCGCCATCAGCATCCGTGCTTCGCTTGGCGTGATATGTGCCAGCATCGTATCGCCACGACGACCGCTGTTCGCCACCATCCTTGCAGCTTCGGCGATCCCGCCTCGAGCAAAACCCTGTGGGGGCATCATGCCCATGGGGGCCATGCCCATCGGTGCTTCCGGCATTGGCTGTTCTGATCCCGCGGTAGCCATACGGCTGCGCTGGGTGTCCACCAGAACCATCAAAAGAGCAGACAGGAATTCTTCGTCGTACTCGGGCGGAAGGTCTTCTGCATCAATCAAACCCTCCGCAACCATATCTGCCACTTCTTTGGTATAGTTTTGCGGATCACCGTACAGTCCCTGTACGGCTTCCATCAGTTGGGCTAATTGCTCATCTGTTAACTCTTCCAGTTCTCCGCGAATCTCGGCCAACGCCTCTTCTAATTCCATCGAGGCATCAGGACGGGCGTTCTGCAAGCCCTGCTGCATCGCCTCGTAAGAGTCCATCATGCTCAACTGAGGAGCTTGCATCCCTTGATTTTCTGGCAATGCCATGATGCCTTGATTAGGTTCGATAGCCATGATCCGTCCTTACGAAAAAGTTACTCTATTTTACTGGTTCATATTGCAAACACAAAGGTCATCGACTTATTTCTTCCCAATCCAGCGAAGCCAAAACCTGCGCTCCATTGGTGCCCGCGGTACAGGCCAGCGTCAGTTCGTAGGGGGTTGGAACAAACGGGTCCCGCTCAAGTTGGGAAGCAAACAACGCTTCTTTTAGAATATCCACGGGAGAGGAACCTTGGTTAGAACCTTGGAAGAATCCAGTTGCCAGAATACGCCCGCCCGTACTAGAAAACGCTGTGCCGGTGATGTTGTATTCCACCCCTGAATTTGTCCCTGCGCTTACCCAAGTGCCTCCTGTTGTCGTGCCCCGTGCAACCACTTCCCACTTGTAGTTCACATTATTGGTAACGCCCAAGATAGATACGGCTGTAAGAATGGCAATAGCATCCAGCCTTGTAGTCTTTAATCGTAACGATACCAAAGGATAGAAAGTTCCCGCCGTGGTCAGTGTTTTAGGAGAAGTAATAGTGGTGCCGATAGACTGCTGCGCCCCCGCCAACTGATAGCCACCTTCTGATATGACGGTAGAACAAACTTGCTTTAACGTACTTGCCCCCGATGTTGCAGCGGTGTTTGTCATCTCATACCGGAGAGGTAGTGACGCTGTTGTTATGTACGTTGTGCTGACAATGTTAGCGTGGTCAAAGTTATGCACCGGAACAAACGCGCCGTTGATAATAAATCCTGTACGCACAGTACCGAGTCCGAGCCACTCAATATCAATATACAAAATCTGCGCTTTTGAAGAATCCAGCGTCAGACCAGAAGGATTGGATGCTGACCCTGATCCATCTAATGTATCTTGGTTCCAGCTGGCTTGGGCAACCGGAGTATCCACCATTGCACCTGTGACACTACTTCGCTCCACCATATAAACGCTACTTCCAACGCGTTCAAAGAAAATGCCATTAGCCGCACCAAAATATCCAACACGTTGGCGTAAATTAGCTTTAGCCGTACCAAGCACAAACGTAGACATAACCAGCAAACTCTTACCCGGCTGATATGCAAATACCTTTGTGGTCTCCCTAATAATCTCGTCCCCGCTGGCAGACCCTACCGTTAAATTAATCAGGCCTTCATCCGCGCTAAACGTTGCAGCGGCGGTCCCCGTAATATCATCGTCCCATAGGTTGTTGTCTGAATAACGGTGTGAAGAATCAAACAAGGTCTCGGGATTACTTACCCGCAAGCGCCCAAACGCATCCAGATTTGTGCCACCGAGGGCTACTGGTATTGATCCGTTAATAGAAGCCATAAGCGTCAACTGCCCTATCAAGTTGTCCAGCGTGTTGAAGTACTGGCGCAGAATGTTGTTTAACTGATTGTGGTACTCCCTTTCATACACAACAGGGGCAAAAGGAAGTGCAGGAGCTTTTGTCCTGTTTAGTTCAATTGACTCAGTTATTACAATGTTAGTTGTCATCTCCTGCCGTCCGCTCGTATGTCAATGGTGGGAACACCCAACTGCCATTGCGTACCAATTGAATTTGATTCCACTCTAAAAGCTATCTGCCTTCCCCGAGCACGGGTATACACAATCTCAGTAAATTCCTGCACGTTATAAGTTGTCCGCCCCGCATAGCTTTGTTTCGACTCTACTGTTGGATCGGGGGCCGCGCCATATGCCGCACCGGGATTCTGCCGAGGGCGGATAGTAAATTGCACGAACGGCTTATCCGAAGTAGCACCCGTTGTGTCTGAGCCATCAAAGGTAATATCAGGCACCATCCTCCAAACAAACCCGTAGTTATTGCCGTCCCCAATATTAAAGTCGGAAGATTGGATATACGCATTAATCGGGCTAGGTGGGTTGGTTGATCCGTCATCCACAGCTGCTTCGTGGTACACGATAATATTTCCTGTTGTCGCGGCCTGTGGAAACTGCCGCAAAGGAGAATCCAACCACGCTGTTCTTGGCATTGTTCCAAAATACCAAGCACGATCAAGATAATTAAAGATGACGTATCGATCTATGGTGGTGGAGTTCTTTGAACAATAGAACCACCATATCTCTGAAAATCCTTCATTCGTCCCAGCAAAGAATTGTGCTTCTTGATCACGGTTAATGTCATTAAATACATACTGACGAACTGAGCAAGGAAGTGGCTCTACCCGACCAGAGTAGATATAGAACTTGTCCACGCCCATCCAAAACACAACGCCCGCTGCGGTAACTATGGCGTTAGGAGAAACAATAGAAATATTGTCTGCAAGAATGGTAAACCCATAAACAAAGGGTGGGCCAAGATACTGCATTGAGTACACAGAAGCATCGGTCAATACAACAATCTCTTGACGAGTCTGGATGGCCGTTATAATTTCAGAACCATGCGACAAACGATAACTACCCGCTTGATTGGTAGCTGCGGGCGTCCATGCTGTATAACTTTCCTGTTCCGACCAACGAATAAGCAATGGATCAATATCGGTTGTTCCATACGCACCGTAGTCATTGCACCCAAATGCAATTGTGATTCGCGTGGTGTCAGACACCATAATCATATTAATTTCGGAGGGAACATCTGTCCCCGAAACTAATGTTCCACGCGTACCATACGCAGGAGTCGCACCTGCGCCCGGGTCCCACTCATAAAGAGCGCCGCCGCGGGGTGAGAAAAGCAGCCGCTCACCAAAGTTGGCCTGACTCCACAGTCGAAGCTGAAAACCAAAACCCGTAGTAAAGCCTGAACCCCATGTGCCGCGTGACCAAGAACCTGCGCCCCAGCCGGTGCCAATAGTGTAAATAGGGAAGCCCGTATTGATCTGATAGGCAATCGTAATACCCGAGTTAGACACGGATCCTGTTGCAGCAGTCGCCAACGTTACTGTATAAGAAGTGCCTGTAAGGACAGTTACGATTTGGTATTCATTATTGACATCCACGCCGCCAATCGTATTTGCGCCGCTTATAGTGATAAAGTCGTCAGCTTGCAAACTGTCTGCGTTGCTGTCAGACACCGTTAGAGTGGTGCCGCTAGCAGTTAGCGTAATCGAGCCGGGAGAAGTGCTGTTGCTATTAGTCTCACGGAGTGGTGTGATGTCGTAATAATCGCCACCGTCCTCGACGTAAAACTTCAAGTTTGTGCCCACTCCCAACAGATTGTACTGTCGCAGGGTTACCCAGTTCCACAAAGACCGGCACACGCCGAGAAAGGTGTTATAAGACAGCGCAGCCCAGCCACCAATCTTCTCAGGGTAGCCAGAGCGGAAACGAATCTTGTCGCAGTCGTACCAACCGCCCTCATTAGCTAAAGTGGTTGTTTCGCGATTTACGCCGGGTCTGAACTGTAGTTTTTGGAGGGGCATTTATTAGACCGTCCTTTTCCACATATACACCACGATATATGGTTGCAAGTTAGCGTTAGTGCCGGATGAACCCTCAGTGCTATTGGATACGCTAATGCCAGTAACTTGAGAGTTAGTTGTAAACGGTGCTGACCCGCCGACACCATTTCTACCGCCACCACTTGCAGCAGCACCCGGCTCGTAGACAAAAGTGTGAACGTGACCCGGATCGGTAACCGTAGCTGTGTGCGTGTGGCTCACAACAACCGCGTTCGCGCTGCCGCCTGTTTCTTCAACCGTATCAAATGCTGCGTTACCCGCATCCAGACCAACCATGACGCGGCCAGCACCGAACGCTGTCCATGTACCAAAACCAAGCAATGTAGCTGGGTTCGTTGCACTTGCTGCGTTTATATAAATAGACCCTACTGGATAAGCTGCTGTTAATGCGGCTTGAACAAACGCAGTTGTAGCAATTTGTGTGGTATTAGTGCCTACTGACGCCGTTGGTGCAGTCGGAATACCCGTAAAGGTAGATGCGCCTGTCACGGACAAATTACCGCCAACGCTAAAAGCTCCGACCACATGGCTTAACTGCTCGACTACGTTGGTGCCGTCAGTACGAAGCAAAACGCTCTTACCTGCGGGAACCGCAACGCCTGTACCTGCTGCTGTGGTATTACCCAAAACCGTTGAGCAATACACAGTCGCTGTGTAACCAGAAGCGTTGATGATGACATAGAGCTTGGTGACAGGCGGAACGTAGACGGCGAAGTTAGCCGTTGTGGTTGTGGTCAAAGACACCGCTGAACAACGAGCTTGGTCTACCGCACCGTTCTGAGCAGTCAGGGCTTGGTTTGCGCTTGTTACAGATACCGATGCCAAGCCAGCGATTGCGTCCTCGATAATCACCCCGAGGTTGTCATTGGTGATCGTGCCCCATGTACCGGACTTTTCACCGTTGGCAATTAATTCGATCCGTAGATCGGGACTGTAAGTACTTGGCATATCGGTTCCTTATTAAGCCAGCATGGATTCAGCGTGGGTCTTGGCTTCTGCCACCCGGCGCAGCCACCCTTTACCGAATGTGCCAAACGTAGGCAGACTGCGGTAAAACGCTTCCTTTTCTGCACTGAATTTTGCCACTAATTCGCTCTGATTGGCATCTTTTAATGACTGCAT